TTCATCTAATACGTTTAACATATATCTTTTTTTAGCCACCCATATACCTTTATTGGCAATTACTTCTCGTTTCATTACCATACAGTTTTTAAATGCGTTTGTATAATCTGCAAGTTCTTCAAAACACTTATTCAAAAATGGTTCTATTCTACTGTCAACAACTTTGTTTATAAAGTTACAAATCTGGTCTTCCGTTTTATCTTTACAAGTATGTTCTACAAGTTTATCTAATGTAACATAGATTGAATCTGTATCTGAAGCCACGATATAATCTATCTTATCGTGTGTCTTTAATATATTATTTAAATATGTGTTAACCTTTTCTTCTATAAAACGAATGATAAACTGACCTGCTGTAGTGATTGCACTGGCCTGTCTTACGTCATAGTATCTAAAGTATTGATTACCAACTGCACCATATGCGGAGTTTAAAGCAATCTTTCTTGCCCACTGAATATTATGACAACGAGATATTTCTTTTACAAGTTCAGGATTTTTAGTTATCTCATATTCTTTTTTTGCTTTTAACATTCTATTTTTGTAAATGACACGTTCATTGTACATTGTTTCCATCATCTCTGGTAAAAAACCTTGATTGTCATTTTTAAACAAAGCACCATTAGGAGTTATGCAGGCTCCTTCTGTTTTTAAATATGCTAAAGGTGTAGATTGATTTAACATTTTGTTTACTGAAATGCCTGATGGTTTTTCACCTATAATTTTTTCTGGTGAAATATTATATTGTATAATGATATGAGGATATAGTGAGTTAATATCAAATGAAACTATCCACTTATGCATACCAAGTTGTGGTTCTTTTACATAAGCGCCTTCATATTTTTCGTTCTTAATATTATCTTCACGTGGTGGAATACAAATATTTTTCTTTAGTAAATGATTTGCAATCAGTGTGTCCCATACTCGCACTTGCGAAAAGATGTCACCGTAATTTACTTTAGATTCATAAGCAACTGTTAAAGATAAATCAATCAGTCCAAGTTTATCTTCTAAAGCATCAACAATTTCCACGTCTTGTATATTGTAATCAATAAATGATTGAAAGTCATTAGTATACCAATCTTTAAATGTATTATGTTTCATCTCATCTTTACCACGACCTAATTCTAATTCACCAATAAAATCTAATTTGTAACTCTCTTGTCTTGTTGGTATAAACCATTGATACAAGTCTAGGTAATCTAGGTTAGTAATACCTTTTATATCATAAATTGTTTTAGGTCTTCCTCTTGCTAATATTACTTCTCTTTGAAACAATCCCCAAGGAGATATTTTGTTTGCAACCTTATCACCAGCTATCAATATAATTCTATTCATCAGGTAAGGTAAGTCAAAAAATTTAGTATTCCAGCCTGTGATAACATCAGGATAGTTTTTAGTCCAGAAGTTCATAAACTCAAACATTAATTGTTTTTCGTCTTTACATTTAACGTAAGTAATATCTGTTCTGTCTGTTTTATAGTCGCCGACACCCCAAGTTATGATTTGTTTATTACTTTGATTTTTAACTGTAATACAAAGTAATTCTTCAATAGGATTTTCTACATCAGGAAAGCCATTTTCGCAGGCCGTTTCTATATCAAGTGTGAATATTTTAATAAACTTCTTATCCCAATTAATGTTCTCAGGAAACTTTTTATTAATATATTGATAATGGTATCTTTCTAAACCATAGATAGGTGAATTTTCGGTTGCCACCTCTCGTCTAAATTTACGAGCATCATCAATAGTTTTAAATGTAATAGGTTTAAGAAATTGGCCTTGTAAACTTTTAAATTCTGTTTGTTGTTGAGTTAATGAATAAAGAGTAGGGTCAAAATCTATTTTTTCTTTGTACTCTTGGCCTTCGTGTATGCCTCTTACAAGAAGTTTGCCTTTATATTCAATTACTGATTTATAAAAGTTCATCATTTTTTAAATGTAAAATCAATCCGTCAAGTTCTTTTGTTAAAAAGATTTGGCAACCTAATCTACTAACTCCTTCTTTGTAACCCTTTTCATATTCTAATAATTCTAATTCTGCCATATTGTCTTTTATTTTAGGCAGTTTGTCAATCCATTTCTCATCAACATAGATATGGCAAGTGGCACAAGCACAACAACCCATACAGTCGGCTGGTATTTCTGTTATAGAAACTGGACTAAAATACTTAGCCGCTTCCATTATTGTACGGCCAATAGGTACCTCAACTCTAATCTTAGAGCCGTTTCTTACGAAGTATATTGTTATCATCAATCAATAATTAGTTTAGGTTTTTTTGCTTGTATAATTCCTGATCCTAAATGCTGATTGTATGAATTTCCTATTTCTGTTTTTGGATTTACCTCTGCTACGATATTGTTCTTTTTAATAGATACAGTATCTTCTTCAGCGTAAGGCATATATGGTGTTAGTGCTAATGAAACAGGCCCACCTGGTTTTGATTGCATTGGTACAATCACAAATGGTTGTTTTATATCTGTTACTTCTGAATTATTGTTATCAATCTTTTGGCCAATAACATCTTCACCTGTTGATAGTCTAAATATTTTCAAATTGCTCATTATGTATCCTTTATTGTATTATATTACATTATTTACTTTTTGTCAATAGGTTTGATTCGTCTACTTAACACAAACTCTCGGTTTGGATTTACCGAAGCGTTAAATTTTCTTATCATATCTCTATTTAACAACACGTCATTACGTGATCTGATTCTTTCATCAAGACCAAATTCTACATCTTTATAAACAAACCCATTAAATGTTACATCTAATTTAACAACTGGCCTTTCTTCGCCTTTGTCGTCATCTACGTTTGCTCTAAAAATTTTTACTTTGCGTTCAAGTTTACTTGTATGTTTTTTACCATCATACTTCCAAGATACTTTACCATCTTTAATTTCTATTTCTTCAGCGTGTAATGCACTAACCTCGGCACCATTACCTGTATCTAATTTAGCTCTAACTAAACCTACACTTTTTAATTCTATAGTTTCAATGTAACCAATTTCTATGATTGATTGTCTATCCCAATTGTTCCTATCACTTACATAATCAACAAGGTTATCAACTAATTGTTTGCCTTTAATTGGGCCTGTTGTGTTAGGTGTATCGGCGTAATCTTCGTAATGATATCCTTCATAATCGGCACCTGTACCTGGTGAACCATTTACTTCTAATACGTAAATTTTATCTTTGAATATAATGTGGTCAACACCTACAAGATATGCTTTTGAAGCTCTAGCTGTTCTTAAAACGATTTCTATTTCTTCATCAGATAATTTATATGGTTCTGCTATCGCACCTCTATGTACGTTTGATCTAAATTCTCCAGATTTTTTAACTCGTCTTGTACAAGCAAATATTTTATTATCTACAACAAAGGTTCTTACATCTGAATCTGTAGGCATATATTCTTGTATTAATAATTCGGCATCGTGTTTAAATAGAGCTTGTACAACTGATACTAAAGAATCATAACTGTCTACTTTAACAACACCGATACCTTGCGTGCCTGTTAATGTTTTTACAATCATTGGAAATTTATTACCTATAATTTTAATTGCACTGTCTATGTTCTTTTCATTAGATATAAAGGCAGTCTTAGGTGTTGGTATATTAAACTTTTCAAATAGTAGAGCAGACGTTAGTTTATTATCACAAGTTAACATTGATGACCTTGTGTTTAACATAAAGGCACCAGAGTTTTGAAATGCTGATATTAAAGAAAGACCTGCTTCATCTTCAATTGCACCTGCACGTGTTATAACAACTGTATCTTTTCCTATAAACGTATGTTCGTTGTCATCGCCATCATAGTTATAAATGGTTAATGTATTTTTTTCTTCGTCTTTGTCTGTAATGATTGAGTGTTTAGTATTGATTATAAAAAAAGGTATTTTTCTTTTTTCACAAGATCTTTGTAAAAAACTTACTGTGATTTCTTTTTTTGTTTTTTTTATACCGGTCTTTTGTTGACGTACTTTAGGTGAAGCTTTAGTTATAACAACAACTGTTATATTATTTTCTTTTGGTTTTTTAGCTTCGCTTATAAACTCTTTAAACTTTGATACTTGCATTTATTCACCATTTGTTTCATCATCTTTTGTAATCTTTTTACCAATATTATATTTAGCTGATAGTATCCATTCTTTTTTTTCTTTGAATGGCAATACTTTAATTTGACTTAAAGGTGCTTTGTTTTCAGCGGCTTCTTTTTTAACTATATCAATTAAAGCCCAATCTTGTAAAAGAATTGCAATTGTATTTCTTCTTTGAATATCATTTTCTGATAACGTAGCAGTTTTACCATCAAGAGCAAATA